TGTGAATCAGTAACCGAGGGATTCCAAAAGTTTTGCCGCATCGGTTGCGCTATCCCCAAGATCAACCCATGCATCTGCTGCGGATACGTTGTGGTCTCTAAGTAGACGCTTTGCATCTTTGGATGTGAGGAACCCTGCATCATCCGCAGCGTTGAGTACTGATTCTTCGTAGGTCATGGTGTTGTCTCCTGATCTGGAGTGTGTGGTGTGTACGTGGCCGAGTGTAGTGGNCCACGACCNAGAACATGGCACCTNNTGGACCTAGGCGCAACAGTCAAAAGGCACAATCAATGGCATTTGTAACATTTGTACATGAAATCGCCACAGATGTGTAAGGTTTATGGCTGAGATCCCTTGGTATGACTGGGTTTTAGGCTTAACTATTGTTTATAACAATTAAAATGTTATCTCTTCTAGTACCAAAAAGTGTTACTGATTCTATAAATAAATCAGAACCTAGGACCATAGGTACCCACCCCCAGGGGTGAACTGCGTCCCTGTACCATCGTTAATAGGCTTGAGAAATTTCTGCCAAAAAAAGAGGCCCTGCGGCTACTGCAAGACCTCTGTGAGCCACCATGACTCTAGACACGTTACACGCTACACGCAACCCTTAACATCAGTCGATTTGTCATCAGCTTTTAGACCAACCACCACTGGTTCCTGTTCAAACGACAAAAGCCATTGACGAAGACAATCACCCGTAGGTGTTTTAGGAGGCCATTTAACAAATTTAAGAAGAGCTTTCCGATCAGTAAATAGCTTTGATGTTTTACCAGACCAGCAGGTATAGACATACGGTGGTCCTTCACGTTGTTTAGTNCGTTCAATCCAAAGTTGACCAGCTACAAAGCGTTCTGATTTCATATCTAAGTAATAAATGAATANTTAGATGTATTCCTACATTAAATATATTTAGTATGTTAAAGAAGATACAGTCTTCTTAGCTGACTACTGACTACCTAGAATTCGTTCCCAATCACTCCGTTCACTTCGTTCACTACGTTCTTGGACTCATTGACTCTGTCTTTTTTAATAAGGACAACGTTTACCCACTAACGGAGGACCACCTAAAACTCGTCACCAATCACTTCGTCGCTTTGCTCCTTGTTCTTGGACTCGTGTCTTTATATCTAGTCAATTTGTCGTCTTACTAAAAAACAGGAGGAAAGTCCACCCTCTCTCCCCCCGTATTGTTCCGCCCTTGGAATTTCCCTTGATATGACTGGTGTCTTATAATGAGTCTCAAGGTTGTCTCATTCCATGTTATTAAGGACTTTCATGACCTGTTTAAGCTTGTCATCATCAATGTCAGAGCCAATTATTTTAATGAGTTCATTTTTAGCTGAATTAAGCTTTTGTCTGGCTTTTTGAAGACGTTCTTGGTATTCTTCAGTACAAGTATGGTCTTTAAAACATTCAGCGATAATTTTTGACATGCTTGAATGTTCAGCTTTAGCTAACTCTTCGACCTGATCAGCGTGAAAGCTGTCTAGGAGGACTTGAATTCGCTTTGTGCTGTCGCCCACTGATGCATCATATGCATTGCTACTTGTGTAGGGTACACCCCTATAGGTAAAAACGGTGTTCAAGTTGGTACGAAAGGGGTCTTTTTATTAAGGTACACTACTCACTACACCCATTTATGTAGCGAGCCGAACTTTTTGTTTAGGCGAGCCTGCTGACGTTGCTTTAGATCAAAACCCATGACCATATGTGACGCAGCTTGTTCAGGGTCATCGTTCCAAGCCTGTTGTAGGTCATTCCAGTCGTCCAACTGTCTGAGGGTTATCTGTTCTTGAGCAGATATAGAGAGACAATCCGTATAATATTTAACACCTTGAGCTAAGCAGTCGAGACGGTCGTCATGTTTAACGGCACCTTTTTCTCGACACATCCGACTCATTTGGTAAAAAAGCATATAGAGCAGTCGTTCTTCAGGAGCTGCGTCTTGGTTGGATCTGAAGTCCCAATCGACCACAGAACGGTCCACGATAAGACGATGCTGATTAAGGACAGGTTCCAGGGAGTCAATAATGCGGTCTTCTTTTCTGACATTGGCACGTACTTCTTCTATGTCTATGTTTTGTTTATTATTAATTAGATGTTTTCGGAATAGTTCAGAGACGATACCATCACCGAAGTTAGTTTCAATTACAAGTTTAGTAACGTTATATTTTTTACAACCTTTTAGAATACTGAGTAATGTTGAATCACTGTATCCATCTTTATAAGCTTGCATTTCGTGCAAGTACAGGAAACCGTTTCGTTGGGAGATAAAAGCTGCTGCTGTCTCATCTGAACCACGACCCGATGGATCAACTGAGCAGATTGTTTCGGAGTAAGGTCCCCATTCTCCTTGGAGNTGCACTGGAGAGTAGAAATAATCTCCAGGTAAACCAACAGTGGGAGCGTCTTTGATGATGTTGGAGGGATCTGACGACCAAATAACAGCTTCGGGGCAAGACTCAGGGTTAACAGCAGTAACAATGAGATCAGCCATTTTAAGAGGGAACTTTTCTGCATCACTAAGGGAAGTATCAAGCATGAACTGGAGCATGAAGTTGCTCCGACCCATGGCAGCTTCACGTTCCATCAGGTCTTCTTCGTCAAAGCGTTCCGGGTCAGTCAGAGATAATTCTGCTGCACCGTTTGCAATATCTTCTACAAGTTGTGGAGCTAGGAGACCTTCATATTTAGCTTGATCACGAGGAACTCTTGCAGGCCAGACAAAGGGTCTGTAATTACGTTCAGCAAGCTTTCTATAGATGGTAAAAGTAGTCTGAGGGGTGCCTAGGTACATGATTCGACTAAAATCATGCGGAGTAAGGATGGATTCAGCCTCAGTACATAGTTGTAGAAGCTTTTCACGCATCAATTCAGTCAGTGAGTTACCAGGAACTTCAATGTCGTCCAGAATCATGAGATCTGCACGAGATCCGGTCAACTGACCAGTAATACCAACTGATTTAACGGATGGGGCTTGGTGTGGTGAGCAATTAATATCAAAAGATACCCGAGACCAACGGGAGTCATCTGCTTTCGGGCGAAGATGGTTTAACCAAGGGGTCTCAATGATTAGTTTTTGTAGGAAGATAGACATATTATCTGCACGTTCTTTTGATGCAGAGATAATCATGATCTTCTTTTCGTTGTCATTAAAGAGAGTCCACAGGACGAACGCTCCAGTGATCCAAGATTTGCCTACACCACGGAATGCTTGGATCTGTAATCGTTTAGGGCCATGCTGTAAGTAGTCAGCGATGGCATATTGAGCTCTAGTAGGAGATGGGAGATCAAGCTGCCCCCAGAGAGCCTGGAGGAACAGCTTAAAATCGTCTCTTAATGCACCTACTATATCGGTGCTATTCATTTACTGAGATATAGGTTGTTAGTAATTAACCGATGTTTGACATACCAGTGCGTCCGCTGTACAGAGTTCCACCAGCACGTTTCTTTTTCTTATTACGTTCAGAGGCAATCTTTTTACCGAGAGCTTCTGCTTCTTTAATTTTACCTGATCTACGCAGCCTGTCATATTCTTTATTACGACTATCCTTTGCGTAGGCCCGTGATTGAGGTGTAGAAGGCTTTGTGGCGGGCTTTTTCGCTGCTTTAGGNGCTGGCAATTTAGGCGCCTTTGGGGCGGCTTTAGCAGTCTTTTTAGGGACACTCATATTGCCATCGCCTTTATTTTTAGTAGTCTTGCTATTAGTATCTTTGTAGCCTTTATTTTTGGTTATTTTAGACCCATTTTTTTTCTTATTACGCTGTTCAGCTGTACTACCGCGAGCTGAATCAATAACATCACTTGTCATTTTTGCAGCTAACAATGCTGATCCAGATCCATCGTCACGTCCAGCTAACAAACGCGCAACCCCTTTAAGAGCTTTACCGCCAACAGTCTTAGCTGTTTGTACAGCAGTACTACGTTGAGCACGACTTACAGCCTTACTAACCCTATTAGCCCCATATTTACGATTAGCAGCACCTGCTGGTTGACCAGTACGAACCTTTGTAGATGTTGAGCCTTGTGCAGCTCTAGATTGCTTAGCTGCAGCTTGAGCACGTCTGGCAGAGGCTCTACCTTGTGGTCTGTTCTTTGCTTGAGGCAGAGTTTTAGTTGTTGACCCTTTAAGTTTTTTTTGAGGTTCTACTTTAACTTTTACTTTTTCTACTCTTGTATTGGTTACTGCCCTACCTCTACGGTTAGTTTTAGTAACGGCTGAAGGGCCGCTTTTGACGATTGCGCTCCCTTTCAATCTAGCTTTTTTAGCTGCTATTTGTGCTTTAAGCTTTTCTCGCTGACTCTGAATAAATGATTTGCGTTTTGGTTTAGCCATTAATAAAATCTGTGATAAGTTGTTCTCGTAGAGGATTTAGACCATATCGGTCTCTCATCCAAATAAGCCAGTTATTACTTCCTTTGTCCTGATTACACTGTAAACATGCTGGTACGACGTTTCTAATATCTCCACCTCCTTTAGATTTAGGCTGAACGTGGTCGAGTGTAAGGTTGTGTAATTCATAAGTATTTCCGCAATAGACACATGTACAGTTAAAGTGTTCTTTAATCGAGCGCCTCCAAAGACGCTTCGCTTCAGAGGATGTCATGGCTATTAAATTGTAAATGTAATGATCAGGACTTGGAAGTAGTGGTGTCATCGTTTAGAGTTTGTCTTCTTCGCACCTTTCCTACGATTTGTCTTACGTGACACGCATTTAAGGTTCTTGCGATTATTATTTTTAGGATTATTATCTATATGGTCAACTTCTTTGCCTTTACCGCATTTCAGTGACCGTCTAGCACGAGTCCTATGTTTATCTTCTTCACGATGATTGCGACGGTATCTTTTTAAGTAAGTTCGTCGAGCTGCATATTCTTTTTTATGGTTACGTTCGGCTGCCATACAGCCTCCGTTGAACCAACTCTGGATCAACGTCAGGAATAATACTTGCTAATTTACTAAGTGGACTTCCTTCCATTGCAACACCAGAGATGTCATTAGTTTTAAGCCAATCACAAGCTGCTTTTAAATCTTGTGTAGAAGCCTCACCCGACTTAATGCGGGCGAGGAACTCCTTAGTCACAAGGTTATGAAGCTCATTAAATTGATCTTCAGTAGCCTTTTTTTTCATTTAATTAATTATTAAGGGTCAAGACATGGATTATTGGTTGATGGAAGTAGTCTCCATTGCATGTTTTCGGCAAAATCTTTTGCACCTTCCCACTTGGCGGAACTATTAAATTCGTTAGCAGGATCGTCACCTACATAAGAGATAGTTATGAAGACACAAGTGCTTCTCCAGTTAGCGGCATCTATTTGGCCGTCATATGTAATCGAAATTATTTTTCTAGCCATATTGGCTTGAGAATTCCAGCCACTATAAGCATCTATCCATTGATTTGTGTAAGGGTCTAAATACTGTAAAGTTCCATAAGTTTGAAGTTCTTGACATCCGCTAGGTGGTTGAGGCGGTGTACCAATCGGTGTACATACCTGAGCACCAATAGGGACTTCTAATTTAGGACAATTAGCTTTATCCCAAGTTACGTTATAAGGTAGGTCTACACAGTCATCAGGACGTGGGTCTGTTTTACACCCTTCTTTGTCACATACTCCGCCTGTTATAGGGATTACAGTAAGTCTCCAACGCAAACTTTTTAAATAAGCACCATCAGTATCCGTATTAGTAGCTCTAAATGTTCTCTGTGCCACTCCTCCTACATAATTCCATGTAATAGTATGTCGCCATGGGTCACTAAACTTAGGAGGTGTATTAACAATGCTGACAATTTCCGTTGCTGTTATACTGTCTTGATAATTTGTGTCACCGGCACCGAATGCTCCTTTCCAACCAGTTCCATCATTAAATTGAAGCATGCCATAACCACCTTTAATTTTACGGCAGCCTTCGATTTGACATGGGTTAGTCATAATTAAATAGTTCCCGACGAATCAGATCTACAGCGTAGTCATCAACTTTGTTGTCGGAACGTTTGGCATAAGCAGTTAGTAGTTCAATTACAAGGTTCTTTACTGAGTCTGAAGTAAGGAACGCAAATAGAATTGGTTTAATTAGTTTAATCATTTGATAATAATGCGATCTAGTTTGTTTTCAATTCGGACCATATGTGATTCCACTCGTTCAAGAACAGTAGAGAACTCTGTTTTAGTTAAATAGTCCTCTGCTATTCTTAATTCAACGCCATCTAAACGGCGATCAAGCTCATGAACTCGGGAGTGGAGCCGAGTCATAAGTATGCTGAATCCTGAAGCAAGTGCAATCCCTACAGGAATTACAGCTTCTAGCATAGTGGTACTCCAGTTTGAGTATTATCCGTTGTACAGAACCTGCCAGGTTGATCATTTTCATTAACTGTTTCCCTAAAATTATTATTGACTTTTTGCCATGGGTTAGGGACAGCTGTATGACCATTACCAGATACATTTTTTGTTTTAAATAGAAACTCACCCATCTTTTTAGTAGGATCGGATGTTTGAAAATCTTCTTGAGTTAACATGTTATTAGCGAAAATACCTGTGTTTTCTCCTCGAACGTAGATAGCAGCAGCATCTTGTTGAAAAGCTATTCTCTCAGGACCACCTAAAACTGGATCTTGTATTAAATCACCATTTGCATCAACATTGCCTGTAAAACCACCACAACCAATGTTTAGAAAAGTATTGCCAGTAATATTTAGACCTGTAGCGTTTATGGTATCTACTTTAATAGCACTATTTAAGAAATAAGCAAAATTATTATTGCTAATCACAAGATTTCTTACACAACAACCTCGTCGCTCGTTCTGTTTGAAATTTTTGATAACGATTGCATTTTTGCAACGTTTAAATGCTTTGGGAGGACAATCTGTGCTTTTGTATGTATTGTCCTGTCCATAGAAAGAGTTACCGGTAATTACATTACCGTCATACCTGCCATCTTCGAAGCAAATAATACCACCGTTACTAGTTTGATTGCCGAATGAATTATTACTAATAATGCAATTCTTAAGTCCACCGCCAACACCATTGCTATAAACTCTGCTGGTTGGATCATTCTCATTATCTTGAGAACCACCTGTACCAGTAGAACAGAAGTTCAGGAGTTTACCTCCAATATCTGAAAGATTACCATCAATAATCATGCCTGAGCATTGATATTTTCCATACATAAGAATGCAATTAGCTTTCCTATCCATATGAAAGAAACAACCAAGTACCTGTACCCTTCGCCAACCATAGATACCACCTTGTGATTCGTTACTCAGACTTTGGTTGATCTGACAAACATCAGTCCCTCCTTGGGCTATCATATATTCTGTCCAATCGTATCCAGGTCTATTTGGAAATGTAAGTACTAGACCGTTATAATTGCTATTAAAAGAACAGTTACTAATGTAAGCATTGCGACCAACAACTTTTAAAATGCCTTCCCTGTCTCCACCTTTACCTCTAGATCCGAATCCGCAATCAACAAATTCTGTATCCATGTCGGCAGAATCATGCTGCTTACGTAAAGCGAATCCATTTTCATCATATTCAGGTGCATCAGCTTCAGCAGTACCAAACCTATACCCATTATTGGAATAAGCTCTGAACGCTAATACAGTGCTGTATGGAGCGCCGTCTGGAACATCATTCTCATAATCATCTGGATTATCAGGGTAACTAGGGTTGTTGTCTTCATTAGCTGGTACATCAAAACCAAATGATTGATGACCAACAAAAGTAATACCACGCACCTTACCTTTATTAGCTAAGCAGAATTGTCCATACAGTTCCATGCCATCAGATGTGATCTGTGTTGGAGGACAACGCCATAGCAAGGTTTTAGGAGCATTAGGACCGCTATCTTCAACACGTTGCTCCATTACAAATTTCGTCACACCCCTACCTTCACCTACAATAGTGACATGTTCTTTTCTAATAACATTAGATAGTAGGTGATACGTACCAGCAGGAAAAACTACAGTTTTAATAGGACCATTATCTAAGACATCACTAGGAGGTACAAAGTTAGGATCATCTTTACCAGTTGGAGTTGTACCAGTCTGACCGGATGCTAGAGGTCGAATAGGGTTTTTCTGTAGCGCCCTATTAAAAGCATCTGTCCAATCCTCTACGGTATAATTACCTTGAATAGTTGTTCCATCTGCAGCTGTATCTCCAGAATTATATTCAGTTGTAGTAGGACCACCGAAGATAACATCATAGATACTATAAACACCAAAGGCAAACTGACGTTCATTAGGAATAATTCTAAAGTCTCTTTCCTCTTGTACTCCTTGGTTATTGATATACCTATCGTTAATCCAAATACCTTCATTATTAGTAGTTTCAAGGATTAACCTATCACTTCTTTTGACACTGATTCTACTGGTAAATGAAGACTCAGTGCTGTTAAAAACAATACGTGGGCCGATGTTTGTGGTCTCGTCAGTTAGACGAACAGTACCGGGATTTATTACAGTACTTTTGCCGTCAGAAGAACCTACTAAGGCAAAGTCAGCTTTATTAGGACTTGCATCTGAAGCATAATTACCGGCATTTAATACTGCTTGAAGGGTGTTGGAGTTATTATTTACTGTTGTGGATTTCCAAACAGCTTGATTAAGGTTATTAAAACCTACTACTTCATAAGTAATAGCAGTTATAGTGGATAACCATTCATCGCCAATTACAAATGGACCAGTACCAATACCAGCCTCATCCCTATTTTGTGGAAAGTTAAGATTAGACACTATTAACTCCGTTGTTGTTATTTATGTTATTCATAAGGGTTGTCTTATTTGGTTGTATTAGTAATGTAACGAAACTCTGAATCTAGTTAATTTGGAAACTCAGGCCAATCAATATCCCATGGGAAACCAGATTGTGCAGGAACATCCCTTAGAGAGTTACGATAAGCAGCCCATAATTGTTGATCAGCATCAGATAAGGGGCTGTCATTAAATTGTGTCCAGTCAGTCGTATTTAGCAGACTATTTCTTTCAGCACGTACTAAGTCTTCCTGCTTCGAGTCAACATCTGCACTTTCATCACCAGTCATTTGACGGACTGACCATCCTTGCTCCCAAAGATCGTCGGAAACTTGAACAGGAGATGATGGCTCAGCTACTTCATATAGACCTAGCTCAGGTCTGGACGATTCTTGATAAAAAGCATAACCACGGGAGACGACATCTTCTGATGCTATTGGTCGTGTAAAAGATACATTGTTGTAAAGAGCATAGAACTGATGCTCAAAGATAGGGTCGCCAACAGGTTGTCCAGAAGTGATTTTGATAAACATAATAATTAATAGGTGCCGAGAATTGTTCGTGAAGCTGGAATTACAGTTGACGGGTTATTGGCAGGGTCATATCCGCCGCCTAGCGCGTGAATAACAAGAAGCCCCTGCATGTAACCGAATTGGTTAGCCCCAGCCGGCATATGGTTAATCGCACCTTTTCCATGGCCAGATACATAATCTGAGTGATTAACTTCCGGTGGGTTATGGTCAGTCCCTGCAATTGTAGTTGTGTATAGATTTCCAGTAGCGGTTGCATATCCAGTGCCTCCATTACTATTGGCATGGCTAGAATTACCACCTTGATAGCCTCCGCCACCATCGGGCGTTCCGCCTGATAAATAACTTCCTGGGTTATGCGAAGATACCGTAATTACATTTTGGACAGAGGCTCCACCACCTGCGCCTCCGTGTCCGTCAATACTGCCGGCACCACCACCACCGGCAATGATTAAAGGGGTAGAGCCACGAAAAATACCTGTAAAACCACCACCATTACCTTTCGCACCGTTATAATTCCCTGATGAGTTGCGGCTTCCGACACCGATATAAAGATACTCACCGGCTGTAACGGGAATAACTGCTGTAGAAAATCCTCCACCTCCACCATTGGTGCCACAAAAGGGGGCGTTCCCAAAGTAAGGACACCACCTACTATTTCCCGTATAGCCATACGCGCCACTACCCCAAGCCACAGCTTGAATGTATTGAGTTTGAGCAGGAACCTGCCATTGATAGCCGTTGTAAGTTCGAGGTGTTGTAAATTTATAAGTACCAATATATTCAGGACCACTCGGCCCACCACCACCACAGAAAAGTATTGCTCTAGAAGTTTGATCCATTTTTATTACCTCTATTAATTAACGAAATCGACCAAGGCATTAGCACGCCACCTAGTCCCGCCGTTATCAGTTAAAAAAACAAACAAATGAGTCGTATTATCTGTTAGTGTAGGTGCAGAATCACCGGGAAACTTAACAGAAGTCGGCCAAGTAATGCTTCCACTTGTATGAGTAATTTCAAGCGTAAAAGAGTAGATCCCACTCGATGGTACATCGCTGAACGTAAATGTACTGGCACCATTAATTGTTTTTGTGAAATAGTTACCTGAACTACAATCTATATCTAGAGCTGATACAGCAACAACGTTAGACGTATATGTGCCGTTCAAATCAAAAGCGCCAGTAAGATCTGAATTGCCAGTAACTGTTATATCTCCCGCATGTGTGGTATCACCAGTAACATTTATATTGCCAGTAGTAGTTATATTACCCGTAATATTGATATTAATGTTTCCGGTAACATCCCCACCATCATTGGCAAGCTTGTTCCACGACCCACCGTGAGCGTAATACATTGCACCATCTGCATGGCTGTGTGCAATTCCACCGTGATATGTGGCCGCACTAGGAAAGGCTGCTTGGTCAGCAAAATAAACTGGGTTAACAACTCCTGGTTGTAGTGCAGTATCTGCAAGAGCACCTTGAGCAGTTGTTGCTGCGCCTACATCTGAAGCTCCTAAAGTAATAACACCAACTTGTCCATTAACGCTGTTAACAGGAATATCAGTAGATGCAATTTCTACCCAATTCCCATCTTGTCTTCCGTAAACTTTACCATCAGAAACTGCGTCAGATCTGGAAGAAGTCTCAACCCATTGCTGACTATTACCATCGTCATAGTAAACATAGAGATTACCATCATCAGTATCCCACCACAGCTGACCATCATAACTTGATGTTGCTGCAGGGGGATTAACGTCCATATGAACAATATCTCTGATCCTATTTTCAATGGCTAATGTAGAACCAATGTAGCAGTCAGATGCATTCCAACCATTATTGGAGTAATTAGTTTCACCTGCTTTCTTCCAATAAATATCGTCAGGGTCATCGGGATCAACGTCCCCTCCAATAAGACCTTCTACGATACATCTTGTATCTTCAATAGCATTACGCAATTGAACAAAGTTGTCATCAAGGTCTTGGGCTTTGATTGGAGAACCAGGTTCAAAATCAGCTTTAAGTGGGTCAATGGCTGTTAACCTATAGACCATAAACTTCTGATTATTCTCCGGTGGTTCCTTAAAAATAACAAACGAACCATTAGATCCAATATCTACGGTATATTCATAACCAGAGACATTAGATTGGATAGTTTGATATTTTTTTACAATAGCTGAGTACCATGCAACATTAATGTCACCGGTTTCAACAAAATCAAACGGCAGGTTATATGAAGTCTTGACTCCATCACCTGTATAATATTCAGTTGTGTGACATTCAAGATCTAGAGTCATAATTTATTTAACCTTTAGAATATTTTGAACGGTTGAAAGTAGGTTGTCTTGTTCCTGAGTCTTATCTTCGTATTTACGATTTAAGATAGAGTAATTACTATTAGCATCAATTTTAGCAATAGCGTCTTCTTTGGCAAGGTTTAAAGCTCTAGTCAATTCAGTATGTATAGACGTAAATTTACTAAGCTTTGGTTCCATACCATTCTGTTGTGCAATACGGAATGCTTCACGGAACTGTTTACCAGTTTGTGATTTCATTATCCGTTCTACTTCAGATTTAAAAAGCTTGTCTCTACCCATAATTCTATAAACCTCAGCTTGTTCCTTAATGGACAGGTCAGTACCGCGACCATCAGTTTTTAGGTTTGGTCTGTGGTCATATTCAATATCAATCAAGAACTGTTTGACATCACTGATTTTTCCATTAACTTTCCAAGGACTATACGTATTCCAAAGGCGGGTTAGAATTTCTTCAGGTGCATAATCTACAATCTTATCTCCATCAATCCAATCATATTGGTCAGGCAAAGTAGCTTTAAGAGGCGTTCTATTAGCCAGCATGGCATCAAGACGTTCTTCTACGACACGTAGATTAGGAGACATCAAACGAGTAAGTTCAGCCATCTGACTTGCACCTGGCATCGTTGCTGCAGGAAGAAAGCTAGATGTCCATCTGTTAATAGCTCCGACATTACCATTAGCCATGTCATACAAAGGTTCAATACCAGCAAGCATTGATTTATCGGTAATGCTCGCACTAATGACAAAACCCATAGCACTAGCAAGTTGCTCAAAATCGCCAGCTGCTAACACATCAAAGTTATCCATAATATCAGCAGTCAATGCTATCCAATCGGTAATAGCTCCAAGGTTGTCATAGCTAACCCATTTACCACCAGGTAGGCGGATAGAACGTGGTTTCCAGTCAAACTGTCTACGACCTTGCTGTTTCTGTCTGTCATAAATACCATTACCAGTGATATTTCCGTTAAGGAAAAGACCAATAGTTCCCATAACAGCAACAGTACCTAATGCCTTACGGCCTTTCATTTCAGCACGGATAGAGTTATAAGCAATCTCTGCAGTCTCAGGATTAAATTCAATACCTTTTGACTTCAGAAGTTGCTCTGCTTTACCGGCAGGCAGTTGATCAAAGTTCTTACCAAACTGTGCAAGATCATCAATAAACAATGCCATTGGGCTATGAGATACAGCAAAACCCATCATGTTGATAGGTGTTTTAGTAAAGAGCAGGAAAGGTTTTAAAGCAGGAACACTACGAATAACACTAGACAAAGCATCGTTAGGAGCATTATCCAAGTTCATAGCAATTTCACCAGATGCCTTCTTAACAGCTTCGTCTGAGATGATTGCTCTACCTTGTTCATCTAGTTTCCAGATCTCCTTATATGCAGATTGAGCGACAGTATCCATAGCATCAGCATCAATCTTGCCTTTAGCAACCAAATCAAATGCTTTACCACGAGCTTCTATATTGCCGATAACAGCCTGCGTAAAGCCGTCAGCAGCCTGCATAAGACGTGTTCCCATCCTCAACCACGGATGCTTAGCTAAGTCATCAATAGCCTCGATCTGAGCCATCATGGCTTGAGGACCATAATCACCCTCTAAAGCCTTTGCATCAGCAAAAGCATTCATGATTTCTAGTTGCTTATCATTCTGTTTAATGAGTGATTCACGACCAGCAACACCAGAGTAATTAGGGTCAATACCGGATCGACGTAAGGTCTCTCCGAAGTACTTCATGCCCTTACCTAGAGTATCCGTCATAGCCATGTATTGATACATGCCACGACGCATTGTATATCCATCTCCTTTAATTAGAGCACCAGCCATAAGTGTTACTGGTTTCTCAACTAGAACTGCAGCATTAGCCAGCCCAGCTTTGATTGGTGTAGCGAGTGCAGACAACGTAGAGTTATAAACGTTTGCCCAGAAACCTTGCATTACAACTGAAGGAATCTCTGGTTGACGATCAATAAATGCCTTACGTAAGACACCAGTTGATTGACGCATATAATTGTTCAATGCATCCATAGTCTTAACAGAACCATCTGTATTCTCGTAAGCCAACAAAAGAGGACCAAGCATATTAGGTCTGGTTTCTTTTATCTCACGAAGTACATCAACAGTCTGTTTAGCTTCAGCTTGAAGTTGTGCAGTTATGTCAGCACCTTTCTTACGTAATTCCTCTGGTGATAGTTCTTTACCACCGCGACGGACAACATCAAGCATTTTTAGCAAGAACCCACGTTGCTTACCTGCCTCACCGTTAGCCACCATAAGCAGCTCTATGCGGTCAAGAAGTTGTTCTTGAGTTCTAGGTACAGCGGCAGTGCCTTCAGCGTATCTAGAGGCTTGTGCGAGGTCTGAGACCTGTCCAGCAATACTGGTACGAACCAAAGCATCAGACTCTCCACCAAACTGCCTCATAGCTTCTTTCAGTGAAGCTTTAACAGCTTGAGCAGCCTTTGAGGACAACATCGGAGCACCTGTATCAGGGTTGATACCGGTCTGATAACGCTTAAGTAGAGTGTCAAGCTCACTATTGGTCATGTATCCCATGTCCTTAGCAAGTTGTTCACCAGCATCTTTAATAGTCTTAGAGTTAATTACCTTGCCATCAGACAATCTATAACCATATTGATCTGCTTCTGACAATGAATCACGAAGACCTCTCATTACAGAGTCATATTCTTCTACACCTTCTAAAGCAAACTTCAGTGCAGGCTCAGTCATTACTGAGCCAAGGCGACCATATACAGTATCAAGGTTATTGTTAATCCTAACTAGGTCAACAGAAGCACCAACAACACCTAGGTTGTCAGCAGATCGAATACCACTTTCCTCATATCCATACATATCATGGAGACCAAAGACTGGTTCGTCTAGGTTTTGTGACTTACTAAAATTGTAAGAACCCAAACTATCTAGATCATCAGAACGTTTAGCCGCACTATTGGCTACAACATCCTCAACATCATCTGCTATTTCTTCTGCATTCTTAGCTAGCCAGTTTTTAGCTTTCTCTGATTCAGGAATCCACTTAGTAGCATTCCTTACTTTACTTGAACCACGTAAGATGGTAGCAAATGAGCCAACAATATCTCCAAAGAAACCTAATCCAGCACCTTCAGTTATATTCTTGATGCGTTTAACATCAGGCATATCACTATCGAGAGTAGCTATATCATCTGGTATCCATGCAAAGGTTTTAGGAAAACTCTTTTTCAGACTACCTGCAGCATTATGGTCTTCAGATAGTTCAGAGATACTGTCAACTGTTGCACCAGCTCCAGCACTAAAAGCAGTTGTACCTAACCACTTAACAAATGGATCAGCCAAAAGTTTTATTTTAGATGCTTTACTTGCAGCACCCAATACACCAATACCTGTCAGGGACAAAGCAATGGTAGGTACTACAAGACCAGAAATATCACGAACAGCTTGTGCTACATTATTGTCATGCTTACCAACCTTTTGTACATCAACACCAGGTATAAGGTTAACAGTATCAACAGCAAAGTCAGCAACACCTAAAGGGATAGCAGAGGCTAATTCACCGACGTCATCCATATCAAAGGTATCATCCTCTTCTACTTTTTCTTCTTCTTTTGGGTTCACTGCCGTAGCAGTCTCTTGCTGTGGTGATTGTGGACTAGGTGAAGATTGAGGTTGTTCTTCCTCAGCAGACATATCCGCTAGATCATTGATTCGTTGCTCTTGTGAAGCTTGAATCACTTTCATCTCATCTTCATCTATTCCATCAGGTTCACCATTGAAGATTTGATCAATGGGATCTGTCATAGTTGTTGTGCGATAGAGGAACGCATTGTTCCAGGATCATTTAGTGCTTTTTTTCCGTAGCCATATTTACCAGCTGCCTTTAAAACTTTAGGCAAATAGTTTTTATTTTCATCACCTGCAGAAGGAATAGGATAAGGTCTATTATGATTAGGACCCGCATTGTACATATACAAGGCTGTATTTATATCAACTCCTTTTGTATCCATAATATAACGCAGATACTTTGCTGCACCATCAATAGCTGAGACTGGATCAGTTACATCTACATCAAAATCAGACGCCGTACCAGGCATAAATTGAGTCAGACCTCTAGCACCAGAACTACTTACTGCATTAGGATTCCAACCACTTTCTGTTTCAATAAGACCAGCAATAATTGCCGGATCAATATTGTATTTAGAAGCAGCATTTTGTATAGTCTGTCCGTATCCACCAGGTACAGTTTCAGCATAGTATTTAGTTTGTCCAATCAAACCACGACTGCTACGAGCTGGTGTTTTAAATTGATTCAGTAGTCTCTGCTGTGTAGGAGATAGTTCATTCTGAATTATTTCCATAGCAGGACTTGCTGGTAATGCATCCATACCTTGCGCCTCCCTTGTTCTGTTTAATACTGTTAGTGGATCTACACCCTGTTGTTCTGCTACGTACTCAAGCTGAGGACTAGGTCTCCAACCTTGTTTGCCATATCCTTTACTAAATGTGTCTAGTTCAGTCTTAGTAAACAGTGTTACTTCTTCCTTAGGATCTAGGTCAAGTGCATCTTTTCCATGTCGAGATAGAGTTTCATCTAATTGAAATGTCTTTACCAACATATCCCTTTCATTAGCAGCATCATACTTTGGTACTGCAGTAGAATATGGATTGGAAGGATTAATAAGTGTACCGCTAGGAGTAAGCTCAGCAGCTTTAAATTCTTTGTCTAGTTGAGCATAAGCCAAGGCAGCAGGGTTTTCTTGCCCAGTAAGACTGTATTGATTAAGTAGTTCATGGAAGCGTGCTTTTTGTTTGGCAACCATAAACCCAATAGCTGGAAAGTTACCTATTGCACTGACAACCTTGGCTGGTTTCTTAACCATATCCTCAATAGCTGCGTCATAGGTTTTGAAGTTGTTTGTATCCTTACGTAGCTTGGCTATTCCTTGCGCTGTACTGAGATATGTCCTTTGAAGTTGTGGATCAAAATTCTTTAGACGTTCAGGTGTAAGCAGATTCATTTTGATCAGATCTTCAATCTGATCCTTCTGCTTTTCTCTTGTCTTAGCATCAACTGAGTTCTTTTTAAAAACAAGTAACTCACGACTTTCATAGCCAAATCTATCTAAAATTAAATTGTAAGCCTCGTCAATTTGCTTATCAGTATGACCATCAGGGTCACCATCTCTGAATGCATCTACAAACTGCTGTTCAAATTGTTTAGCCTCAACTTCACGTTGAGCTTCGGATTCGTTGAAAATCTGTCTAGCTTCTGCAGCAACCTGACGTTCAATCAGTTTAAACTTAGGAGCATGATGTTCACCATAAGTACGACCTTTAGGATCGCCAGGGATAAGTTGTTTCTTCATGTTCTCTACATCAGTAGCAGACAACATTCCGGCTTGACGTAGCTCAGTTACACGAACATTCCAGAGATCCCATGCACCTGCATATCCAAGAGGATTGCCGTTTCTGTCTAATGTATTACGAGTAGCATCTAAGAATGCTGAAATATCCAGATCCAATTCTAGATTCTTAGCTGCATCATCCTGACGCATTGCTGAATCATCGATATTATTTTGCTTAGACCATGCAGTAACTGCCCTAGCCTGAGCTTCAATCATCTTTGGATAGATTGTATTAGCTAAGAACTGTGGTGGAAGATCTAGGACATTATTACGCTTTGCCCACTCTTTTGTTTCTTGCCTCAATGCAGAAATATAAGAAGCTCGATCTGGATATTTATTGCGACTTAAAGCAGCTGTCATTTCAGCTGGATAACCTGCAACTGCTGCTCCAACAAAAACTTTGGCCTGCTGGACATTACTAAAAGCAGTGCTTTTTCCAACAGCTGATGATGCTTCGTAGTTCTCGCCGTTTTCACCTAAAATACCTGCCTCAACATTTGCAGCAGTATGTGCTTGATCTTTAGCTGTTTCCATGTTTTTATCATGGTCACTCGTATCAAGCTTGCCCATTAAAAATTGCTCCATTGCCTGAGCAGACTTTTCAGCTTTTTCTTCTTCTTGCTTTTCTTTTACAATATCACCTACAAAATCTGTAAGCTTATTAGAAAATTTACTCAGTGCTATTAGATCATTACCAGAATCCTGTGCATTCTGAATACGTACTGTATTATTACGATCAATTTGAGCAAGTGCTTCTTGTTCAGCTCTAGCAAGTCTTTGGTTTCTACGGTCTAGTGTTTTAGTGTAGTCAATCTGCCTTACTGGAGCAAACCCTTCACCAGCAAAATTATCATCAAATTGTAGTTGTTCCATGATTATTTTTGAGGACCACTTTGAGGACCAAATTGTTTATAGGTTTTAGCGCCATCAACACCCGCACCTAACAAGCCAGCCGCCAAAGATAGTCCAGACGGACCTTGCCTCATTACAGGCGCAGGAGGTGCCACACCAAGTTCAGGGGCAAAAGCAACTTGTGAGTATGCTTCATTTTGTGCAGATGTTAGTTTACGGTTAATCGCACCAGTCCTAGCCTCGAAAGCAGACTGTGCTCCTAATAAACTCTCAGCCATAATCGCTTGATTGCGACCAAATTGTGAAACAACATCAGTGTCAAGACGTTGAGTAGATTGTCCAGTTCTTCCTGAAGCTGCCATTTTTCCAGAACTCTGTGCAAGTTTGACCAGTTGGTTCTGTTGAGCAAACCCTGCTTTCTTATAAATATTATTCAGACGTTGTTGTTCTGAAACATAAGCACGGTTAGCTGCTGCATCATTTTCTATTGTTTGTCTTTTGTACTGACCAACTTGAAGAGCATACCTCTCACGTTCGCGTTTCCAATTGGCTTCACGGACTTTTAATTGATACTTGTAGTTTCTAATAGATCCTTCATTTTGAGCACTAGCCGCAGCTGATGCAGACTGGTGAGAGCCAACTGCAGCCATTGCACCGCTTGCTACTGTTAGTGCTGTTACGGGTTCACACATTTACTAAATTCTATAAAGGTTAGATTATTAGGTCCGTATTTAATCTCTCTTAAGAACTCGAACCCAAGGAACTTAAGTAATTTTAGGTGAACAGTATTTCTTTTATCAACAATGTTCCATAGTTTTGGCTCTGGTCTACTGTCAATAAATCGTTTTGCTTCTCTGGCAAACGTAATAGGGTAGTCATGAATAGCAGGTGTACATAACATCCACACTGCTCCTTCATCTGTTACGCCAGCTATACCGGCAGTCTTGCCGTTAGGCACCGTGAAATAGACGCAGAAGCCTTTCTGAGAGGCTAGAGGTATATGAATGGTAGGTATATGACCATGCCCTTCTATAACCTCTCTAGCGTCGTCTGGTCGTAGGTTAGAAGCGACCTGATAGGCAGCCTCTAACGTACAAGGATGGATAAATTTAGACACGTTTGTAATAACGGTTAGTATAGTCTCCTTCCCATCTCAAAGAATAGATGATACAAGGAAGATTAAAATCACTTCTAATTGAAATATTGATATTAGTATTACGATCGTAAACAGGTACCGTCTGTTCTTGTTCTAATGCAATTGGGTAATCCCTTTCAGCATCTCCAGCTATACCACCATCTGCATATGGCTGTTCATACAATATTTTATAGTCATCTTCAGGTTTACCAGTCCTTTTAATATCAACATAGTAAGCACCTACTGCACCATGATTGATCTTGTACCTATGCATGGTAAGTGATGCTGTGGTATCAGAACGGAACTCCGAACCTATTGTAGAAGTTACATAGTATTTTGGTAGATCAACTTGACAGTTATATTTGATTCCTGTGATATTATGTGGCGAACCATCAGAATATTTAGTAGAGACACTAGGTACAATGGTTTCGTTGCTAGTAAGTTCCCACGGTATGTTTTCTTCTTTTAGATCGTTCTTCCAGTAGTCAACAAACTCTGTCATATTATCTAGTGAAGATGCTGCACTATTGAATGCTCCAACATCTAATGATGTGTAATAACATTCGGTTGCATTTGCATTTACTTTACTATTTCCTGTAATTACGTACATCTTGTCATCTTTAAAGAAGTGATGCTTTACAGGATGTGGAAATTCAAACCTTACCCAAGCTGTTTGTTGATCACTTTGGCTGCTATCTTTTAAGTAGATATAGACCCACATGATCTTACCTAAATCAATATCTTCTTGAACTCTATTTTTTGCTATAGGCAAAGGTCTAGTGTATGCTAGTAAATTATAAGTTCTAGAAGATGAAGCGTAAGTATATCCCTTATTGAATTTAGCTTGAATAATTTTACTACGTTCATTGACATCAACCTGACCACGATCAAACACGTTTGTCATTTCATACATACGTGTCGCTTCACTACTGGTTACAAAGCTAATGTTAGTACTGAGCATTTGCGGAGTACTATTAGGCTCGAAATCGTATCCTGCTATTTGAGTAACAGTAACAGTATTCGGTGATAGAATATCTGCTGAGGTAAAGAATTGATATTGTGATTTACTTCCAAATACTACTAGACCATTGTTAGTTACAATACTATCATAAAGTGGATCTGTCTTACTAGAGTTTGCAATAATATCAATAGGGTCTGTTACTGATGTGGTAAGTGCTGTTTGTGGAAATAAATCAATAATATTTTCAGCTGTACTAGTGATAATAGTTCCAGCTGTAGTCAGAAGTATCAGTCTATTTTTAAAGAAATTGAGTGCTGTAATTTTAGCTTCATCCTCAGTAAAACTAGGATTAAACGAAGCATCACCTGCGGTACGTTTTTTCCAATTAATCCTAGATACAACAAAACCTGCACCTGTACTAGTAATAGCATGTGGCATAGTTTTATTTCTAAACTCATCACTATCAAATGGTTTACCTATTTCTACCCAATAACCCTGTCCTGAGTTCTCAATGAGGATGTCCTCTACTTTTTCATCAGGTATAGTATTACCATTTTCAACTTTATATGTAATACCTGGATTAGAATTTAAAAATTTAAAATAGGCATCGTCTTTGTCACTAAAGGAGTTCAGTACTTTGACTTGAAATAAAGGACTACATTCCAGAGGCAGATTAGCTATGTTGTTAACGTAAGCAATTGGTACATTATCGTCTTCTTTTTTTTCACTATTTAAGATATTAAAAAGATCCATCTCAGACGATTGGATTAGAAACGCCCTTTGAGATTCTAGGTAAATACCATTACCTATTACTTCTACCTTATCAAACAGTTTTTCTTCGTCAACAAGAGCATCCCTTGCAGTATCTTCAGCAACTATATTATTCTTTAAAGATGCTAGAATTTCTTGAATAGAAACAAAATCAGTTGTTGGTAACGTATTTCCATTAGCATCTTCTATTTCATTATTAATTGTGAAACCATTTGTAGGTCTGTAGGTAGTGTCTACATCTGTTACTTCTAACCACAGGTCAAAAAAGTTGCGACCTTCAGCAGTACCAGCTACATCATCCCTCTTAACTCTACATTTGAAACGGATAACATCACCTTTTTTATATTTATCACCACCATCAATGATCTTTAATTGAACAATATCATACTTACAAGTTGCTATAGTCTCATCTTCTACGGGTACTGTTTGCTGCCCTCTAAGTCTAAATTCAATTTGAACCGGAACTCTACCTGACTTGATTTCTAGATTCTCACCATCTTGGTCTGGATCAAGAGTGTTAGATCCTAATATTCTCTGCCCCGCATCATTGAAAGATGTCCCCTCGAACGTATATTGAGCTTGATTATAAATACAAGCAGGCTGATTGAATTCATTTATTTTCTTATTATTATTTAATTTGTTGGTTGAAAGTACACTAAGACTAGTGACTTTTCGTACAACCTTGTCTACCGAAACATCAAGCTTGTTTAATTCATTAAATTGAAGTTCATAGGTTCTAGTATTATCAAATACTTTCGCCTCAATGAAAGCGTAGAAGTGGTTTTTTTCCTGTTCGGTGGGACTAGGATTATTAAGCCTAGGTCTAATAGCAGGATTTGTAATGAGAATATTATCTTTAACACTTACATATTTGAGTGCCTTTCGATTCCTTTTGTCTAAATAGAAATCACCGTCGTATGATCTACTAAAGTCCTCAAAGGTGAGAGGTATTTCAGTATTTTTCCTATAAATTTGAAGCTCACTTTCTACTTCGTCTTTTGTGTAAAACCTACCTGGCTCCACAGCTTTCTTAGAATATAAAACTGGCTCAGGATTACCATCAAAGTCCCAAAAATAAACTTTACCAGTAGTCTCGATATATCCGATAAAGTCAGTGGATTTACCTACATCATTCTTTCTTGTAAATTCAATCCAAGTTCCATTACCTGATATATCCTCTAATTTTTCAATCCATTTTAAACCTGGCCTTTTGCGTAGACCATATGTCACATCAGGCAGAAAGTTAACACAGTCCTTTACTTGACCAGGTTTCTTTAGTTCATCCGGTTGTTCATTAATTCCACCAAAAAAGTTAGGAACTAGTTGTGATACTGCTGTCATCGTGCAAGAGTTCTATAAGGTTGGTAAGACTGATATACAGTTCCTGAAGGTGTACCAAAAAAGTTACTATCACTTTGATTGCATTCGTATTCGATACATGCCGCACGAGCTTGAGCTTCCTGCATAGACAACATCTTACTAAGTTCAGGATTACCTACAAGTTGTACAGCTGCTCTACCACTAGCTCTAAGAGTAATTAGCCGTTGAAATACAGTAGGTATCTCTTCGTACTTCAATAGGAATACATAATCTAATTTGATAGAATCCTCAAATTTATAAGTGTGGTTGTACTTATCATATAAACGTGTCCCCCTTTTTACAGGATCACATTCCCTATAGGTTTGTCCTTCTGATTTATCTAAACGAATAACATTAGGTGGGATATTTATTTCCTTGGAATCGTTAGGCAGCATTTCATAACAGTACTCTGTATTGAATACCCATCCTTCTGTCTGCACATCAGTGTTGACATCCATCAATAGGTTATGAACAAATGCGATTTCAGGGTTTATATAGACAAGTGTCTTCGATTCATTTTGATAGATACGTGATACTGGTGCTTGACCAATAGCTCCCAGTATAGAATTTACACTGGAAAGTTCTGTTTCAGTAGACATAATATACTGGGAATAAATTAAAAAAAAGGGACCCGAAGGTCCCATAGTTATCAGGAGCGATCACGAGCTGGTGCATCTGCTTCCACAGGGTGGTAAGCAAAGCGCAAGTTCTTAGTCTCGCTATAAACAGTTGATGCGGAAACGGCAGAGCCGAATCCTTTTGCAGTCTTAGCAACAGAAGTGCGGTGGGCAGTACTACCGCCAGACACACCTGTAGTTGCTCCGCTGACGCCATTACCGCCAGCAGCAGAAGTTTGATTTGCCATAATATCTAAAAATAATATTATCAGTTAGCAGCTTGCAGTTCGATAGCAGCAGCAGGGTTAAGAGTGCCTGCACCCATTGCGAGACGTCCGACGACGACATCACCTTGATACATGGTCTTAACATCAGCACCAGTGGTCTGGACTTGAGGTCCAATACCTTCGACAACAGCAGCAGCATCACGCATATAAATCAGACCAGCGTGATCAGAGAAGTCACCGGAGTAATCATTGTTCTCACCATCAACACGGCTAACATTACCAGCCAAGAAAGGCAGGTTGTTAGAACGACGGATGGAGATACCAGCGATCTCATAGAGACCTTCACCACTATTCAGGCTGCCTTGTGAGCCACCAAAATCACGGTTAAGGATATTTGTATCGACCTGCGAAATCAGAGCGTAGTACTGACGTGGAGCCAGGACTGCGAAACGACCAGAGTTAGGTACATTCTTCTCATCTAAGATCGCGCTAGCTTCAAAAAATGCGTCAACTAGCGCTTGAGCGTTGTACTCATTGCCAGCACCAAGTTTGATGACTGAACCGCCTGGCTCGGGACCAGGTGATGCGGTGATCGGATGTGCTTCCCGTGCTGCCTTAGCAATCATACGGAAGATCTTCTTGTCATATGCCTCAGCCAGAGCGTGGCCGATCTTGGCAGAGATCTCAGAGCGAAGGCTGTAGTGAGCCAGTGTCTCATCAAGGTCATACAGGAAAGCGGAGCTAACCAGCAGGTCATCCATTACAACTGTTTTCTCGGCCACCGGAGGATCACCACTACCTAGGATTGGTGTGCCCGGTGTGTGATAGCCCGCTTCCATTCGTCCTGTATAGATGAACTGAAGGGACTTACCATTACGAAGAGTACGGGACTGAACAGTACCTTTAGCGATACAGGCAGACTCGTAAGCTTTGATCATCTCGCCACTAAACAACTTAAGGTAAGTTGCATACTTGGCATCATAGTTAGCGCCACCTTGGGTAAGCCCAATGGTTGACGGGTTCGAGTTAATCGAACCAATTGGAGTAATTGTAGTATTAGCCATTTTAAAAAATAAATTGAAATTGTTATCGTCTTTCTTGCTAGCAAAATTTTTGTTGAAAATGTTAAGGTCTTTTCATTACCGTGCACGGCTGAGTTGTCGGGCGTACCCGGCTCAACCAATAGGAAGGGGAGGAATTGCACCTCCCGTTGAATCTTACTTCCAGTAAATCACGCCACGATATACGAGCTTGATTTCTTTATTGAGTTTAGCTTTGTTTTTTGTCTTGTTGACAATATAGCGGGCTTCAATTGTAGTCATGATTAACCTCCAATCCTAACCCCCCGTTCCATGAGTTAGTTGCCTGCGTCCATATTTGACTCCAAAACAATCTTAGTGAACTCTGTTTCAAGAAACATTATATTGGTTTGTTCTTGTGGATCTCCACCAGACCATTGCTGTTTATACAGACGTAATGCTTCTCTAATAATCAGAGCATGTTCGGAATTGACTATGATTTCATACATGGATGAACGTAAGGCGAGGTTAGAAGATCCCCGGAATCAATTGACCAGTCAGAGCATATGCTCCAATAGCAGCAACTACTCCAAGCATTGCCAAACGTCCATTCAGAAGTTCAGCATTTTCTTTGTTGTACATTTTTGTTACCTTTATTTCTTTTTCTTTGCAGTCTTAGCTGAGCGTGCAAAGTTTTTAGCTGTAGGTGCACCTTTTGATCCAGGTGATCTCATCTTCTCTCCACTGCCAGCAGCAATTCGCTTGCGCTTGGCGTGAATGTTTGCATAAAGCCCTTTCTTAGCAGGCATCACTTCTTAGCTCCTTTCTTAGGCGGACGACCCTTCTTTGTTCCGTAAGTTCCTTTTCCTTGAGGCATGATTAACACTTCCATTTACGTAGAGCCAACGCTTTCCTTGTAGGTTTACCGTCGGGTTTTTTCATTGGTCCTTTAACACCACCCATCCGTGCACAGAAGGACTTCTTACGTGCTCCTCCACCAGGCTGTGGTGCCTTTAAATTAGATCCTGTAGCTTTGTTGTACTTAGCACGACCCTTGGCTGTAAGACCTCCAGACCGTGATTTATGGGTGCCCATCTTGAGGCTTACATTTTTAGCCATTTAAAGTCTGCCAATCAAACTGTATTAGTTACATCCCATTCTTGCGAATAGATTGTATCACCATCACTATTAACAAATTCAATAGTGAGGTTATCGTATTTAGTTACCATAGAACCAAGCACTGTACTGCCAAAGGTATAAGAACCTTCTCCACCAGCACCTTCGTTTATATCAATAGGAAAGGTCTTGAATCTAGTGGTTCGTCCTCTACGTCGTTTGGAAGCAGAAGCAACTACACTTAGTTGATCACCAGATTCAAATGTATCATCAAAGAGTGAGTCATTGATTGATACTGTTGCTGATGTAAATGCTCGATCATTATTTAGAGTTGATGTGCTCAGAGCAATATCAAAGTCATCGCGTGGTCGCTCTACTACATTTTGGTAGAACGTAAGTTCATCGTTAACAAAGTTGAGTTCTTCTTGAGCAGCAACAAGACGTTCAGTAACTGACGCTAGTCTTTTTGTTTTCCAAGTACGTACTACACCTGTGGATAGACGCTCAATACGTTTTTCAAAGAACTCAATTGATGATTCAAGATTATCTGCACGCCTCTCTAACTCAACTTTGTCTTTAAATTCATATGAAAATGAGTTTAGTGTATCATTCATGATCAATAATTAATGTTAGAACGATCTAGCTTTTCAAATACATCCTGTCGATAGGCAGGGTCTCTGTCATAACGCGGATCAGACATAGCTTCTACAACTTCTGCCTGACTACGGAATACATCAGCTTGTTGATAAGGAGCACGACCCGTAGCCATTTCTCCATCAAAACCTACTGACTTTTCCATCTCTGCTTTGAGACCAGAGACTGCTAACTTGATAAGACGTGCATTACCACTATCTACAAGTTGGTCAAAGGCTTCTACATCAGACGGATCTAGGTTTTCTCCTGACCACGCCATCAGTTGTTGATAACCTTCTTCACCACCAGCATTATTTTTGATCTGATTAACTTCAGATTCTGTTAAGTCTGCTGATGGTGTTGCAGGTAAGTTACCTTGCATCTCCATATATGCATTAACTAGATCAGAGCTTGACATAGAGTTAAACTCTTCCAGTACTTCAGGTGTTAGTTCACCTGTCTCTGCATACATCTTGGTAGCATTACCAATTAGCTCAGCTGCTGGTGATACTTCCTGCTCAGTTTCTTCGTTGTCGGTTTGCTGATCTTGCAGCTCTTCTTCGCTGTCATCAGTTTCCCCTAGTTTCTTTTGTAGTTCAATGTAAGCTTGTTCTAATGCCTCAGCATCTTTAAACTTACCTGCCAGCATCTGCTGCTGATCTGCTGCAGCCTGTTCACCAATCGCTAGAGCTTCTTGCTCTGCTTCGTTGAATTCAGGGTTGTCAGCAGGAGTGGGATCATACGTCAGTGTAGCCATTTACAGTTTCTACTTTTAAGTTTCCAAGTCCAACTGAATTAACAATATTCTTAGGACGATTAGCACCAACTTTTGGTTTAGGTGCATACTTATTTTCTACCGCATCTTCTACGGTCAGCTCTACCTTTTCGTTAGGTGGTTGTTTAACCTTCCGGGTCCGGGTCCGCTTCTTCGTTTCCTGTGAGTCCATTCATCATCTCCATTGCTTGTGGGTTCTTGGTGGGATCAGCCATCGGTGCTGATGCAAACTGACCAGCCTGTTTGACTAGCTCTTGCTGTGCCATCATCTGTTGTTGTTGCTGCACCTGTCCTTGTACCTCTTGCAAGCTCTTCACCAGGTTCAATACATCGATACCTTGTGCAGTAGCAAGACGCTTGATAAATTCATCTGGGTTGATAAACTTAGCAATTGATTCAGGACCCATTGTTTGAGCAATGGTTGTGATGAACTGGATCAGTGATTCCCTATCTTGACCACGACCAAGTGCGTTTACACCGGCCACGATCTGTGGTCGGACAATACCTTTAGGCAGCTTAGGTAGTTGACCACTACGCTGTAGCACCATCAAGGTACGATCAAGATATGGTTTAAGGAACTCAACAGTCAACAGTGAGAACATCCCACCTAATTGCTGTTCTAGTTCCAGTTGTGTCAGACGTACTTCTTCTGCAGTTGTACGTTCTGATTGCCTGATGTTCAATACCATGAATGCATCAGAAATACGCTGTCCTAATTGATTAGCCATTTCATAGGCTGTTCTGAAGTCAGCTGTCTTACCAACCTGTACAACTTGTACATCATCAGGTCTACCTTGAATGATTGCACCGTTGCCAGCTTGCGCCAGAGTCTGTGGTTTAGTTGTACTTGATGGTGATACAAGGAAGACAACCTTAGCGGCCGCTGCAGAGCCTTCTATCAATGCCTGAGAGAGTGCTTCGAGTGACTTAAGATCACCAAGAAATTCCTCTACTCTGCCACGACCATAAGCTTCACCATCGAAAGTATTAAATCGAAGAACAAGCCAGGGTGAAGCATTCTTAGGTGCAGTACTGGTGCTCTTTGGAAGCATCTTATCTTCTGCTTCCTGATACCAGGTCCACCTACCGTTATTCTTATCTAGCTTGACGTGGGTGTACACCTCTACGTCATCATCAAATGTATTAGTGCCAGTCTTACCGTTTAGCCCACCACCTGCAGAGACTTCATTAGGTTTCTTTTCTCCAGCTGGAGGTAGACCAAGTACACGACGACTGATCAGTTCCTTTGTAACAATTTCGATGACATTACCATTGCCATCACGGTCAACCACATAACGATTCAGTGGGTAGTTCTTAAGACCTTCTTTACCCATAAAGATAAGAGAGTTACCTCCTACAATGAGATGTTTGATGGCTTGATGAACGACCACTCGATCATTAGATGCATTGATTGAATCCATGACCATCCGTTCCATCTTTGAAAACGAAAGGTCAAGTTCACTACGAATTTCAGGATTAAGATCTTCCCCTAACTTATCATCTCTGACTTGTAGTTTAAAGAAACTCGTCTGAGGTGGCAGTAAAGCTAGCATTAATTTTGATGCTAATGTCACACATGCTTTAGCTCCCACACTTTGCCAAGGCGTTTTTAATGGTTGATGAGATGAGTTCTCACCATCCCTTGAAATTAAATATGGCAGCGTCAGTTGTGAGCAATTGTAAGCAATGTCTAGGAACTGTTGACGTTCACTTTGTAACTCGTTGTATCTTTGACGGCAGCTCATATGTTTAGTCCTTTGTTACCACTAATACTCAATGATCCTGACATACCTTGAGATGTCTTATTTCGATTGCGTGAACCAGTACTACTTTTACCTGAGCCAATACGAATATCAGGTGTGACACCATACGGCTTCAAAGTTCTAGAAGATATAGCTCTCTTAGTTGATTGCTGAAAAGGCATTGCAGGTGGAGGCATTGCAGGTGGAAGTTCCGGTGGTTTAGGGGTCTCCATCTTGATCTTTCTTGGCATACACATTTTAATTTTCCATTTGTTGTTTGTACCATTCGACTACCGACCGTTGACCAGCTTGATACATGATCTTTTCTATGTTGTCGTATGGTGTAGGTTGTACAGGTGGAAAGTTTTCGTCCATTTCTTTTAAAATGGCAGTAGCTTGTAGACCATATGTCTCAAGCTGATTCATACTAATCGTCATTCTTTTTGTGGCAGGATCTACAAGTTACTTCGGTGATTGGGTAGTTTGCATTTACTTTAATTTTATCACCGCATACTTTGCATTCCATTATCTTTACTGGATGCAGTTCCATTAGGCATAGCTTGGTAGGTTTACATTGCTATGCTCAAAGAAAGCCAACATACGTCCTGATTTTGTCGCAGAAAAGTTAGGAGCTTTTCCTTGATACATCAGGTTATCGCTGGAATCCAGCCAAAATTTTTTGTCCAAATATCTAGACTCTGTATTTGTACTAAGGGGCTCCATAACCCAATTAATTGTTGCCTTCCTTAGTTTATCCAAGGAAGCAGAGTATTTGAGTCCCAACTCTTTACATACGATGTTGTTTGTAGCGACGTGGATTTGTTCCAATTTGTTATCGTAAAAGCTCTTTATCTTTTACTTCTGCATCTTTACCATTGATGCAGTTCAGACTATATCTTCATCCTATAAGGATGCTAGGCACTCGTGTCTCCATTACTGTGTTACCACTCGGGAGTTAGTCGTTGAACCTTCCAACTTGTAGGTTGGCTTGGCTGCTGATTGTCCATTTTGGAGGAGTTCCAGCAATTCACCTAGTTTTTTAAAGTAGAGACCAACTAATCAATCTCTACTGATGTCAGCAGATACGGTTCGCATTCCAGCGTCACCATTCCACCTAAAAAACGGGAGTAAAACAAAGAAAATTGCAGTTTCGGCAACTTTCGCTTTGAGGATAGTGTGATCTGGATGCGACACCCACGCATCACGGAGAATTTTCGCCTCCTTTTCAGCCTTAGGATCAACGCCGTAAGCATCGGCGATGTAACCAAGAGCCAGGTCGTGTTTCTCTTCGTCTTTGACGTTTGAGGTGAGAATCTCGCGTGCCAAAGGCGGAACGTCAGCGGCCAAAGCATCATTGATAAAATCTCCTACTGGTAATTCCATGTGTCGTAACGCGAGTGCTCTGTGAATTGTTTCTTCAGAGCCTTCAGTTACGCTTCCAGCATCTACTTGTACTGGTGTCCAGGTTCTTTTTCTTGCTAATAGTTTTTCGTATGGATTAGGTTTCATTCTTGACAGTCACAGGTAAGAGGGTTTTCATTCAATAGGTTTGATAAATATTCATCTACATCTGTTTCATCTAGTGCTGCATAAGCATCGCTTTTGTCTTGTACGTCACTCATTACTTGCAAGCTGTAGTACAAGCTTGTTTGAGGACCAACCAGCCACTCCTCAATAAATTCACGATCGTATGTCACCATATCTGACCATGAGTTAAATGAATAGCTGTGCCATAGACCAGTCCGCTGGTAGATGGTCACAATGCCATTTGCAACAATGCAATAGTCATCCCACCCAACTTCGGATGCAATTTCTACATCTCCATAACTGAAGGTCTCTACACCAAATGTCCCGCTATCACGATCAACAGTTCTTGCTACAGGTGGCGCAATCTCTGGTGTGCAGGTGTAACCGTCAAGATCTCGTGAGCGGTAGCTGCAAGACGCTGTAGGAGCGATTGCAAAGGCTCTCTCCATCTTGTGCTCTCGTGCAATAAATGCAGCTTGCTGAATACCATTCTGTAGAGCTGCTGCAACGTTGTGAGCGATAGTCCACTGGACCTCTTGGTCTTCATTCAAGATGTCCCACAAAGCTGTACCAAACTGCCGATAGGTCACTCCATATCGTCGTAGCAGGTTTGCCAGTCCGAGGATGCCAAGTCCCACCTGTCGATCAGTTTCAGGAGGTAGGTATTCTCCTGTTTCACCGACTCCAGTTTTGCCATGTAGGTCGCACAGTTCGGACATTCCTTGCACGAAGGCACCACTGAGAGTTTCAATTTTACAAGCTCCAAGGTTTACATGGCTCAAAAGGCACGTCCCGCGTGATGGCAGTAATACCTCTAGACACACATTGGCGTAGATCCTTTCTCCTTTGTCGTTGTATCTGATCTTGGTCAACCAGATGTCTCCAGATGCAATACCTTTGTAGAGCTTTTCTCTGGTTTCAAGACTCATATCGTGCCACATAGGCAATGACATGTTCACACAACGCTTCACCCACGGCAGAGCATCTCTAGGAGCTTCGATAAACTCATTAATGTCTGCATGATCTGCATCTAGATGGAGGACGATTGCTCCGTTTTTGTACTTTCCTCCACGTCTGAGAGTTTCGTTAAGGCTAGAATAAATTCTCCCAAATGATACAGGGCCAGACGCAACAACCCCTGACGGTCTCTCGGTTCCCCTTGCATCGAGTTTTGATAAGTGGATCGCAACTCCTGCTCCATTTCTAAGAGCGTGAGATGCGAATCTCCAAGAATTCTCAATACCGTTTTCTGACTCAAGCTCATTGTCTACAACAAATACAGTACAAGAAACAGGCAGCCTGCCGGTTGGATCGTTTTGCCAGGCTTCTACCCGGCCAGTTTTACTAATAAGGTTTGTCATACTAAATCTCCAAGGATTGGATTCTTATAATTTGGTCCCTTCAGAACCTTTCCATCTTCTCTATAGATAGGTTTACCGTCTTCATCAAGCTTTGACATGTTTGATTCGTGAACACGGTTCCAAGCCTCATCAAGATCCCAACCCATGTTTTCAGCAAACTGCCAAACGACATACAAAAGATCAGTCAACTCTTTTAAAGCTGACGCCCTGTCTTCATGATCGATAGCATGAAGAAACTCTAGGTTCTCTTCTGCAATTAAGTTAGCTTGCATCTGAATGTTCTCGATACTGTTTTTCAAGCCGTAGGCTCTCCTGAACTCTCTCGCTTGCTTGCTGTAGGTGGTGTTGTAGCTCATTTTCTAGATAGTGGATTGCTTTGGCTAAATCTTTTGCAGCAGTGTTATCTGGTTTATGACCAGCCCTGCAAATGTATTTGATTGCACAACCTAAGTGGTAGTTGAGTTCTTGGTCTCTGATAAAGTCCCATACTTCGACCCCTCCTCGTGTGTAATACTCTGGTGTGCGGGCCAATTCACTAGAAGGTTCTTCATGTTGTTTCCCAATACGAAACATTGTTTTTGAAGTGCAATAAATAGGGTGATAATGTCTTTCTTGTCTGCTCCTGGTAGGAGATCAGACAGCTGCCGTACTTTAAATTCCTGTTCCATTGTCAGCTCTGTCACTGGCATAGGTGGAATCCCATTGGATAACTCGTCCATCTTTATAAAGTTCTTTTGTTAGTATTCGTGCAAGCCGTGCATTCATAAGTGCATCCTCTTCAGTCATGTTTTTTTCAGCAAAGGCATTGACTACTGTTTCCCATGTGCATCCATTCTTGTCTAAGAGTGCTGCTGCACGTTTAACACCCACGCCCGCTATTCCACTGTAGCCGTCGGTCATATCACCACTCATAGTTTGAATGAAGAACCATCGTTCTCCTTCCTCTGGTGTGATGGTGATAGTTTCATTTTTGAAGTCATAGAGTTTGCCAGGGATTTGACGCATGTCTTTGTCTGGTGAACAAATGATGTGGCCGGGGTTCTCAGTCGCATATATCCCAAGAGCATCATCAGCTTCAAGATCATCGATCTTAATTACCTCATAGGTTTTGCTTAGTTCATCAATAGCCCTTTTGTAACCACAGGGTTTCTTCCTGTTGCGGTGCCCTTTATAACTGGGATCAATTTGTTTTCTGAAGTTGGTAGCGGAGGAGAAAAAAAGTATAAGGTCGTCAAAAAGACCAAGATTAGATTTGACATTACTAAGATCGCGTTCAATTAGACGCATTACATCTGTAAAACGACTGGTGACAACAATCACGTCATCACCAAAGTCAAAGTCTTCCTCTGCTGCGGCACAACATTTGTAGACAATGAAGTCGGCATCTATTAGTAAGCTCATGACCAAAAGTTCTCCAGACCAGGTGGGCATTTAGGCTTTTTACTTCTTGCTTGTCCGACTTTCCAGGGCCATCTTATTTCGCCTGTTACTGGATGTACAAGCACAAAATACACACCTTCAGTTGGAGTGCCGAAACTTTTCCAAATCTGGTGTCCTTCATGCCAGTGCATCTGTTTAACATCGATTGGAATATATTCTCCGTTGATGCATAAAACCATGTCTACTTTACCTGAACAGCCAGCGTTAGTAAAAACTTCTGCTCCTCTGTACCACGCTTCAAGTTTTACAAAATTCTCCCAGTAATCTCCTTTTCTGTTTGGATCTTCAATGTGTTGCAGCCCATGAGTGCCCCGATTTTGATTCTGCGTCGATTCTAATTCTGAAGTTGTAATACTCTCCTGCTTCTGCTGCGCTATATACCAGGGATGAACAAAGGGTTTTAACATTAGGTGGTAACGTCTCTAATTGGATTTCGTCATGGATAAAGCCGAGTTGATGCGCCTCTATCCCTAGTTCTTTGATATTTTCATGAGCGATAATCATCCATCGCTTTGCTATTACTGCCGCAGTTGACTGTAATAAGTAGTTGAGGGCTTTGTGCTGAGAATCGAGTAATACTCTCCGGCCGTCAATCGCCTTGAGATAACCTCTCGCAGTGGCTTCTTTAACGCTGGCAAGTAGTTTGTCAAGGCCAGGAATCGCTTCCACATATGCAGCTCTAATCTCCTTGCCCTTCTCCACAGCTTGCTTCTTTGGTAGTAATGGATCGAATGACTTGCCAATCTTTCCGTCACTAGCTCCGTAGAGCATGGAGTAGGTGACTGTCTTAACTTGTTTTCTAGTGATGCCAATCTTGTCTGCATTAACTTGGTGAATGTCATCGTTTAAAAGTGTCTTTGCATACGAGCCATCGTCGT